TACTACCCCTAGTTCAAAACTAGCGCTTGTATATCCACTTACTTCGTCATTACCATCTGTGGTTCTAACTCTCCACAATACGCCCCCGCTTGTACGCAATGTATTTGCCGGCATATCATAAAATTGATTAGAAGTGGTTTGATTTACTGTAGTCCAAGTAGAACCGCCATTTGTACTATATTGTAAAGTAAATCCTTTTTGTTGGTTATTCTCTTTAGAATTATGCTCCCATGCAAATCTTATAACATCACGTGGATTCAATGTTATGCCATCTGGATACAAACTTGTTGGATTTTCAGGTGGAATATCGTCATAGGTTACCCTTAAATAAGGTTTGTTTGAACTTGCTCTATGAGAATTAAAAGTTGTATGCTGGAAGAGAACTGGATTCCCACTATAATTATGTCCAAAGACAATAGAATTTGTTTTTGGTTCGGGAATCGTGATATAATTCCACCCTGATTTGAAATTCGCAATTCCAAAATCAGAGGGACTTACACTAGGCATTGCAGAACCCTCTCCAAACTCTGTGAATTTTGCTATTGTGGTATATTCACTGTACGGTCCATTTGCGTATAAACAAATTTCATTTTTTACTATCTTTTTATTTTTAGGATATAAGGAATCATCCCATCCCACGCCAAATTTACAATTGATCCCGAAATGCAGCTTTTCTGATATCGTTGGAACATATATATAACCATCAGCTCCAACTATTCGTGAGTCATTTGAACTTTTATTTATAGGTATGGTTATTTCATGTCTAGCCACGTACAACACCTGCCCTTCTTGCTTGTTTGAATTGATTGAATACATTAACAAGCTTGTATACTTCATCTACTTCGTCCATTTTTACTTGAAGAATGTAAGTGTCTCCACCACTTAATATATCTCTTGTTTCTTTATTAGTATATACTTTAGAACCTCGCGGTAAATCTACAAGCTCAGGTCCTTCTTCTCCAACAACAGCCAGCCCTCCTGGATGATAATTAGTTCCTGCTGCATAGCCTCGTATTACTGTGTTTCTCATAACTGAATTTAAGTCATTTATATTTGGCATTTGTGATAATGTTTGATTGACTTGTTTTCCTTTGCCTAGCAAAGTGTTCAACTTATCTATCAAATATCCTATTGCAAGTGCTACCCCTGCAATAATTACAGCCCATTTTGCAAACCCAAAAAACTGAGTTGTGCTTAGAGTACTATCGAACAGTTTTCCACCTTTTTTTACTAAATCAATAGCTCCTTTGGCTGCTTTCATTCCTTCGCTTATGTTTGATATTGCTTTAAACACATTGCCCAGCAGCATTAATACAGGTCCTATGGCAGCTACAATCAATCCTCCATAAACTATGAATTTTTTAGTTCCATCACTTAACTCTGAGAATTTCTGTATCATATCGTTTAACCAATCTATAATTGGCACGACAATAGGTAATATATGTTCAGAAAAACCAAGCCCTAGTTCTTTCACGCTCTCTTTAAATCTATTTAATTGACCTGTGGCGGTTTCTGATTCTCTAGCTGTAGTTCCGACTGCTATATTTGTTCTTTCTATTACAAAATTGTATCTTAATTGGACTTTTTCCGCCTCTGTCATATCTGATATTTTCTTTCTAATACCTTTAGAGTAAGCATATTCTTGAAGGGTTGCTTGTGTCATGTTAATACCAAATCGTCTCAAAGGCTCCGTTTGTCCTGTTACAATTGCATTAAGTGCATTAATTGTCTCATCTATAGTGGTATCATAGAAGTTAGCTAAATCCATTGTTCTTTCAGTTAATGTTTTGGACCACTCTTTAGTTTGTTCCATTGAAATACCCATACCTTTAAACAATGCTCCAAAGTCGGATGCCATAGTAACTGCAGTACTCCTCGCAAGTCCAAAGTCTCTGAGTGCATTTTTCGACCATTGTTCTATTTCTGCAGAATTATGTTCAAATACCACTTCCATTTTACCTAAAGCCTGTTCAAAATCAGCACCTAGCTTAAAACTTGCAGCTCCAGCAGCTAAAATAGGAGTTGTTAACTTCATTGTCATATCCTTGCCTATTTGACCCGTTTTATCCGCTAGATCCTTCCACTCCTTTGACGTTTTTCCTAATATTGTTCTCTGTTCTTCTAACTCCTTGGTAACTTTATCTAGTTCAGCTCTAGTTTGTCCTAGTTTTGCTTCAGCTATTTCTAAATTAGTAATAGCATTTTGAACTGCTTTAGTATTATTACCTTGTGCATTCTTTGCTTCTTCTAATTTTTTTCTATAAGCTTCTACTTCTTGTTCTTGAATTTTCATCTTTTGGCTTAAATAATCATATCGTACACCTAATCTATCTATTTCTTTACCGCTAGCAGCAGCTTCGGCACTAGACTTCCTAAATTCTGCATTTAAAACTGCCATCTGCCGCTTGACATTTGGTATACCTTCCTTGACCTCGTCATAATCAAATTCTAGTTTTATCTGTCTTTTATATCCTCTGAAACTGGCCACTATCTCACCACCTTATTTGAGGAAGTCTCTCATCGAATCCACATAAATCGTTTGAGGTTTTCTTTCAATCCCATTAGCATTTATCTCTAAGATCCTAATTGTTTTTGCTGTACTGCTTTTAAAAAACTCTTCCTCTGGCCTTCCTAGTTTAATGCAATATGCAAAATAAAGAGTTTCCCAAAATGTATTGTCTATGCAAACTGTTTGTTGAATTTCTCCACTTCCTCCAGAAACTTTTTTTTTGAATTTTCATCAGCTGTAGTCATGAAATTATCTATAAGCAAATTCATTATTTCAACCGCTAAAGGTTCTCCTCCACCAATAGTGATTGCTTCAGCTTCTTCTAAAGTAACAGTCTTGTCTAATACCTTCATCCCACAATAAAGGATCTTTGATACAAAGTCGTACGGTCGCTTCTGCATTTCTTTCATAGCTTCTTCATCAATCTTGCCGAATTCGTCTGTATAAATAATAAAAGCTTCGTTGTTAAACAAAGCTTTCTTTATCGTTCCATCAGCAAATTCCATTATGAGTGGTTCTATTGGTTTAATTGATACTCTTGCCATAAATAATATCACCTCATTTAGATAAATAAAAAAGCACTCTTTAGAGTGCCTTGCGTGTATTTATTTCTTTCAATCTTTTTCTTTTTATTCTTAACAATATATGTGATAACACTGGATAGATAATTGAGCTAATAATTAAAATTCTTGATACAAATAAACCTAATTCCTCACCTAGTAAAAATATTGGTAAGTTAACTATTATTGCAAATAATGCTACAATCAAGAATAGTATAATTAATATCCCGGTAAATGGATTATAAGTAATAACAGATGAATCAAGTATTAAATCGATAAAAAGATTACCTGAATTTCTTTTCAGTAGCCTACCTGTTTTATCATACTCATTGAAAATTCTTTTTGCTTTTCTGTTATGTCCCTTTGGTATTACTATCGTCAATGCTAAATCATTTTCAAAATCTCTAAAAATATTCATCAGTCCATCTTCTATTGTTATTTTCTTTATTTCTTCATTCGTTAATTTTATTTTAGTATCAGTCTCTGATTCGTAATAAAGGATTCTTTCTTTATTAGCATTTAAAATATTCCCTGCTCCATCTTTCCACCTAATATCCATATACACCCCTCCCTTTTCCATTATTATACAATAATTTCATAGGAAGGGGTACATGAATTTTACCCAGCTGTAGGAGCAGATATTGTATCTGTAGTTTGTACTTTCTTAAAGAAATTTTGAACCATTTCATCTGAAATTTCTTCATCTTCTGTGTCTATCATTGTGTAGAATCTACCTAGGCTATCATGCTCTAATGCTGAAATTACTATAGTATCAGTCGAATAATTGACATTCTCTTCTGATTGCCTATTTGTCTCTTCAATTGGTGTAGCTTGGCAGTATACGAACCAAAATAACTCTTTTTTACCTCCAGTTTTTTCAACTTCCCATCCTATTGCAAATGGGTTTGGTTCATCTTCAGAAGTACCTGATTCTACACCATTTACCACTTTTACACCTTCCATATATCTACGCCATTTTGTAGGAAGTTTATTTAAACTTACGGTTATCTGATACGCAATTTTCTTTGATGTTTCTTTCTGAATTTTACCATCTCCATATAGCTGCCCAGAGGATATTTGAGGAACTTTTCCTATTTCCATGGCACCAACTACAAGCTCAGGTGTACTATGAGTTATAGTTCCTTCAGGAGATTCTGTTATCTCTGCTAAATGAACATTTTTGACATTTATTTTAACTTCAGGCATTACCTAATACCTCCTCTTCAACATAATTAAATCTTAAAACTTTATGATAGTACTTAACATTACTAAAACTATCATCATTATCACCACTATAAGCTAATCTAAAATTATTAGCTTTCAATAGATCCTTTACCTGTTTAACCACTTCTGTATAATCTACAGTAGAAAATATGTCTACTTGTAAGACTCCGCCAAATTCTTTTCCTTCACCATCTCCATATAAATTGTCACTTTCATTAAAAAAGTGATAGCTAATTCCTATTTTAGAGCTACCACTTATGTTTGGTCTTGAAATATATTGGACTGGTACATTTAAGGGTTTTAATATATCAGCTACTTTTTGTATCACTTTATCACCTCTACTTCATAACTTCATCCCAAATCTTATCTATTTCCCTGTCAAATTTTGCTATGGCATTATCCATAAAATGAGTAGGGGTTGAATGGAGGTTCCCATCATTCACCAGATGCCATAATGTACCTGTCATTTTGCCACCTCTTACACTTACATACTTCTCTCCCCATTTGTTCGTCTTTATAGTCCTTTTTACATCATCAGCCATAGCAGGTCTACCCTTATAACGTACTGCTAGAGGTCGTCTATGCTTGTTTAACTCTGCTACAACAAATTCTCTTAGTATATCTCCTGATTTTCTTAACATTTCTTCTCTTGCCATTTCTGCCTCTTTTTGTATTTGAGTTAAATACATTTGTAGTCCTTGATCATCTTCAAAAGTTACATTAAAACCCATATCAATCACCTACATATCATGTTTGACCTCATATGCCTTTATCGCTAAATACATTCTGCTATTATCCAAAGGCAATATTCCCTCTATTTCAAAGCATCTATTATCAAGTTTAATCCTCATTTTCTCATCCAGATCAGTTCTATATCTAATAATAAATTCTACATCTGTTCTTACATTAGCTGCTCTAGCTGCATATAAATTTCTTCCTCTTAACCATCTGCTTTCTGCCCATATACTAATATAGTCCTCATACTCATCTAAGGCCTGAAATGGCCCTTCTGAATCGACTTTCTTTTGAAAGGTAATATAGGTATCAAATACCCTTTGTGCATCTTTTAAGGCTAATCGTCTATCCTTCATCTTCTACCACTTCCTCAGTTACTTTTACTGCCTCCATTAGTTGCAATCTTACTATTTGCCTTTGAAAGTTTTCTTCAAAGTACTCAACAGCATTGTTGTAATAATACCTACAATAATCTAATAAGAGGGACTTTGCCAGCCCCTCTTTTTCAAAATCTAGGTCTGTTACTGTTAGATCTTTTAAATATTCTTGTCCTCTATTGATTATGTTTTGCAAATAAGCATCTTCATTATCCCATGTAATTTTAAGATAATCTTTTAATTCTTGTAAAAGGGACATATTATCCCTCCCTTAACTTTTCAATCATCTCAGCCTTAGTCATTCTCATGTTTAATTCAATTCCTACATCTTGTCCATGTTCGACTAACTGGGTCTTGGTCATACCCTCTAAGTCTAACCCAGTCGTTTCAACTGACTTAGAGGACATTATTCCCCCGCCTCTTGGATCACCTTTACCTTTTGGATTAAAGGTTGTAGATCTGTAATGTCCAATACAATGAAGTCGTTGTTATCTTTAGGCTGTCCATGACCCAAGAATCTAATCTTATAGGCCCTGTAATCTTCCAGGAACTTGTAGTCATCAGAATACTCAATCTTCCCATCCTTAACCAAGCCCATACCCATAAAATACTTATCTGCCATTCCTATTACTGCTTTTCCTTCTGGTATCTCTGTAGATTGAATTATTCTAGTTGGATATGGTAGTACATCATTAGCATATGTTCCGTCTGGCCTTCTTATTGTAGTAGCTGGCATTATCTTTCTAAAGTAATCAACTGGATTTACTACCATGATTAAATTCCTAACTACTCTAGTAAATCCTTTTTCATTTTTTGCAAGGTCAGCTAATATATCTCCATAGGTAGCAGGCTCTAAATCAGTTACTTTGATAGCAGTTTTTTCTGGATATTCTCCATCTACTACTGCTCCTTGTAAATCTCTAATCATACCTATAGGCATGTTCTTGCCTGTCCCTTTTATAATCCCATACTCTAAACCAAACGCTAGAGCCTCATACATAACTTCTCTTACATATCTATCTAACCATTCTGGTCCTAAATCTAACATGTCTTGAGATACTAACATATAAGCAGATAGCTTGTTTTGTCCTAATTGAATATCTTTGAATCCACTTTCTAGCTCCTTGGTGATTTCAGAGTTCAAAGGGCCCCAATGTGCTAATTGCCTTGTATTGGTATTAAGTAAGAATCTTACCAATCCTGTAACATTTTTAAAATCAATTACACTTAATAGCTCATGTTCTGCTTTTAAATCTTCAAATACTTCATTGATTACAGTTTCAGGCATAACTACATCTAAATTGTTTACACTATTAGGAGCTTCTTGCATTGCTTTAATGACTTTTTGATAAAATTCTCTTTCTTTAGAAGTTAGCTGCCTAACTCCTCTAGTAACAAGTATGTTGCTATCTTGTATTGCTACAATTCCCTTTGCTTCTCTTAATACTGTTTGCTCAATACTAGCCATATAATCTGTAAAAGCCTTACTAAACTCTTCTGTATTACCTTCTTCTAGCGCTTGTTTTATTTTGCCCCTATATTCTTCTTTAGTTTTATCTTGCATGTCTGGATTATCTACACCAGCAAAAAGTTGTAAATTCATTTTTCTTTTATTCATTATTTATCCTCCTCCTTATTTTTTAGCATTAAAAAAAGCCTTCATCATTTCTAAAGGCTTATTTATAGGTTCTTTATTTTTTTCTGTAAAATCTTTCTGATTAATCAATTTTTGTTCTAATTTTTTAATTTCTGTTTGAATGATTGTCTCTAGCTCTTCCTTATCAATGTTTACATTTACTGCAGCTACTTTTTCAGACCCTTTTGTGATTTTCTGCATTAAAGATTTTCTAATGCTTTGAGTTGCTACCTCTTTTTCTTCAGCTTCAACTAATTTTGTAGCAAATCCCATTTCTAAAGCTTCTTGCCCATTGATCCATGCCTCATCATCCATCATCTCTTTTAGTTCTTCTTCTGTAATATTTACAATATTCATATAAGCATTAATGCTTGCTTGAGTGATTTTTTCTAAATCATCTGCTTGTTTTCTCAATTCTTCAGCGTTTCCACTTGCCCAGGTCCATGCATTGTGTATCATAAGTAATGATGTATCACTCATAATTCTTTCATCTCCTGCTGCAAATATAACACTTGCTATACTGCAAGCAAAACCATCTACATAAGTTGTGACTTTAGCTTTGTGTCTTTTTAGTGCATTATATATCGCTAATCCTTCCGCCACTTCTCCGCCATAGGAATTTATATAAACATTTATGTGCTCAATGCTTTCGTCTAGCTCTTGTAATTCCTTTGATAGAGTGTAGCTTGATACATCACTTTCTAGCCATGGCCAAGAGGTTATATCTCCATAAATATAAATATCTGCTGTTTTATTTTCTGTGTCCTGATAGAGAGAGTAATATCTTTTCCTCATCTAATCACCTCCCTTTCATATAATCTCCTACTCTATAAATTAGTTTTATTTCATAAACATCTTTTGCTATCTTACCTACTTTGAAAATATGTTCATCTCTGTTTACTTGTTTAATTCTTTTGACCTCATCTATTCCTTTGACAATTAATGTTCTTATAGTTGTATCACTTATTATCATGTTCCCATCATTGCCATTGTTAATCCTGTCCCCCTCCATCGTCGCCACCTCCTTGATAGTTGCTGATACTTCCTTCTTCTAAAACCTTATCTAATGCCTCTAGGTTTTTCGTTATAAATCTCATTTGACCTATATCCCCTCCTAACGGTTCCTTGCCCAATATCCTCAATATATCATCAATAGTCAATGCTGCATTTCTATTTAATAAGTCAATAGAATTTGCTACATCCCTTAAATCTACTGCCTTTATGTTAGATGTATCTAATTTTGCATAGGTTCTTTCTTTAAATAATTTATAACCATACATCTTTCTGTTTATTTCATCTGTAATTAGCCTTGCTAGAGGGTTAATGCAGAATGTAATAAAGTTGTTTACTGCATCTTTAGTGTCTACTGTATCACCTTTTAATATGCTAGGAGGTATTCCAAAAGCTATAGCTATAAAACTAAACATATCATCTATAAAATTCTTAGTTTCTCTACCACTATCATTAGATTTACTACCCTTAGCTTCAGTTATTTCTGTGTATTCAAATCCATCACTTTCAGGATATACAGCATCTTTAGAAGGATCCATAAAATCTTTCATTGTTTCTCTAATGTATTCTTGTAGTTTCTTTTCATCATCTAATCCTTTAGGAAGATTAGTAGGTATTTTAAGTTTCCCTTTTCTAGTCTTGCTCTTTTGATATCCCTTAATACTTGATGCAATAAGTTTACTGTAATCTTTGTATATACCTTCTAATGCAAATTTAATATCTGTATTGTCATCTTTCAAATACAAAACTTGATTTTCAAACCATATATCATTTAGTGAATAATCTCCTATTGTAATGTTTGAATACCTGTTTTCTTTAAATGCAAATTCCTCTCTTATAAAGCTATCAGCTAAATACATTTGATTATTTTGAAGCAATATTAAAACTTCGCCGTTTCTCAATAATTTATCTATAGTGTTTTTCCAAAATAAAGAGGCTGATGTATTTTTATTAGCTTCAACATTGAAAAGATAGTAGTTTTTCTTTTTGACTTCTTTGCCTTCTTCAAATGTTTGAAATTCAGCCCTTGATATTGTTCTTGCTATTAAGTTTATACTGGCTTCTATTATTAGTATTTTGTAAAAAGCATTGCTATCTAAATCAACACTACATGTTTTCAAGCTTATTTCATCATTTCCTCTAAAAATTCTATCTAAAAAATCTATTAATGCCACTTACTCACCTCCTAGCTAAAATGTAATAGTGCCTATAAGTCTTGGTCTACCGCTTTCTTGCAATTCATTGTCTTTAGTCAAAGCATGTATTAGTGCAAAGAAGCCATCTGTTTTTCTAGTCAGTGGCTCAATTTTCTTATATGTTACATTTCCTTTTTTATCTATATCTTTATAAGTATTGTTTATATACCATCTCATTGTAGGATTGTCCCCAAACACTACCTTCTCTTGTGCAAACATAGTGTCTATCATTGGGGCCAATTTCCCATGGGTTACAGATCCACTCCTACATACACTCAGGGGTAATCCTCTTTTATCAAATTCTTCTCTCAATAAACTTGCTCTGTAATCATCTGCTACTATATCAATGATATGATACTCTTTTGCTTTTTCTATAAACCAATCTGCTATATATTCAGGACTAATTAATTCATCATTAATTATAGTTATAAGACCTTTTTTTTCCATTTCCCTAACTGGGAAATTAATTTTTCTATTCTCCATCTTTAAAGCCTTATGACAAATAAAAGTATGCTCTATCCAATATCTCATACCATTATACTTAAACAATAATCCTACACTTGCAAAGTCAGTTATTTGTGCATAGTCAACTGCTCCTATACACTGCAAACCCTTTATTTCATCATAAGGTATAGGTTTATTAGTTTTTAATATTTTTCCCCATGGAACTGCTGGAGTATACATATCCTCTACAGGATAATTCATCCTTTTAGTCATAAAGTCAATATAAATATGGGATTGATACTTCATTTTTACAAAATCCTTGTGCATCTCTTTTTGCAGGTCAGGGAAATATAGTAATGAGGGATTAGCCTTAATCCACATATCTGGATTCATTGCCTCTTCTTCTTTGTCAATCTTATATATTAATGGCAGCAATCCTAGATCCTTTATTTCTCCACTTAATACTCTCTTGGCTAAATCTAATTCATTATCTAATACTCCACCTCTAACATAGCCATTAGTAGAAATCTTAAATTTCCTAGAATGTTTCCTTTTGCCAAAACCTCTTTCAAATACATTTATGGTGTCATACGTTTCATATTCGTGAATTTCATCAAATATTAAGCAAGCTGTTCTCTTACCATCCTTAGTCTTGGAGTTAGATGTATTATATTTGATATAAGACTTTGTTAATAGGTTTCTTATAACCTGCTTACTCTTATAAAAGAATTTCTTAAGTTTTTTCCAATGAGCTTCAAGCACATCATAAATATCCTCAAAGGATGTTTTAGCCTGTTCTTCATTGTTGGCTATAATATCTATGTTATAACCTTTGATTCCATGGTAGTGAGTTGTTAAGTACCAAGCTACTGTAGAAATAAATCCATTTTTACCATTTCCTCTGCCCATCACTATTAGAAATTCATCAAATACAACCATATCGGTTGATTTATAATAGCAGTGGATGAGGGCTATTATAAAAAGCTCCCAATTTAGGAGCTTGAACTCGAAGTATCTTTCAATGAGTTCTACTGCCTTATCAATCTTTTCTACATCTATGACTACATCTGGATTATCTAATTTAAATTCTATATAATCCATTGCTTGCTTTATTTCTTTCGATGAAGAGATTTTACCACTTCTTATATCATCCATATAACTATCAATGTATGGATGATAGTTTTTCCTTCTTTTTTGCACTACACCCTCACCACCTCCCAATTATACTTAACTCTACTACATTTCCCAATCTTCTTCATCCTCATTTTCTAGCTTACTAGGTTTAAGTCCTAAAGCATCCAATAATTTTAGCATTTGATTATTAACGTTGGTCAGTTCTCTTACACTATCATTTTTCTTATAGCCCCATTGATTTTCTCCATTCTGATATTTTATAGTTACACCTTTTTCCTTTATATCTTTTATGAGTTTATTTTTAACATTCCATAAGGCCATGTAATCATTAACTAAATCTATATAGTGCTGGCCATAGACTCCGTTTCTTTCTAATTGGTCAAGTAAATCTTCTTTGATTATAGTTTTTTTACTTTTTACCAACTATACCACACCCCCTTTCACACCACACCTCACATGAAAATTTCTAAAAATATCTTTTGCAGGG